AAAGATTTAGCTCGAGAGGAAGCATTTAAGAAATATAACGCAGCTTTAACGGCGGCAGGTAAATTAGCGGCCGAGGAATCTTACAGCGAAAAGACTCGCATAGAGTTATTAAAAATCGCCAAGATCGCCGCTGTGACCGACACAAAAAATGCACAAATTACAGCTAATAAACTTTTAGAATCCGAGGAATTAAACGCAATTAACCGCGTTAAAGCCGCTCAAGCGGCAGCCGATGCTCAACGTATGGCCAATCTTAAGAGTTACATCGATGCGCTTAAATCAATCGGTAGCACATCGACCGGAGCAAATGTTTTAAGTGGAGCAAAAGTCAAAGACTCGGCCCTAGCTGCTGCTATTGCAGATGTCGCGGCTGCTGAAGCTACAGGCGATGCGGTTGTATCCGCCGCCGCGGAAGCAGCTTTAGCAGAGCTTGTAGATGCTCAGGCCGCGGAGACGGCTGCAACCGGCCCAGAAGTTTTGGGCGAAATCTCTGCCTCCTTAAAAGAATTAGCAGATGCTTTAGAAGCTGAATTAGATGCTACGGGCACTATTGGCAGTTTAGCCTCAGAGGGTTTATTACCTACATACATAGAGGTACCAGCTACGGGTGCATATGATCGAGATTACACGATTAATATCAATGCTGGCGTTATTGCCTCTCAGGATGAGTTTGCCGGGTTAATACAAGATACGATCCAACGGCTAAACCGCGGTGGAGATCCATTAACTACGGCGGGCGTAGCATGAGCGCACCCATAGTAAACGCAATTATTAACTTTTCAACGGGGCCCGCTTTTGCTCAAGCGATGATCCTTGATACCGGCATAATTGGTACTAACGTGCTTGCAGACTCGACGGCCGTTATTGTTGATGTATCAAACGTAGTAGATAGCGTTATTACTACCCGCGGGCGTAATGCTCAAGCCGACATTTTCCAAACGGGTACTCTAACTTTACGTGTCGTAGATCAAAATGGCGATTTTAACCCTCAAAACCCATCTAGTCCCTATTACGGTTTGCTTACTCCTATGCGTAAAGTACAAATTACAGCTACATATGGCGGTAACGAGTATCCAATTTTTAGCGGTTTTATTACTAGCTACACAACAAGCACTCCTAAAATGGCTACCGATGTCGTTTACACAACTATTACGGCCGTAGATGCTTTTAGGTTATTTAATAACAGTCAGATAACAAACGTAACCCTCGCCGCTCCCGGTGATCTACCGGGTGAGCGTGTAAACGCTATCCTCGATGAGATTGCTTGGCCTCCATCAATGCGCGAAATTGAGTACGGCGATACGATTTTTCAAGCCGATCCGGGTAATTTGCGGACGGCTTTAGCGGCTTTGCAAACCGCCTCTATATCTGAATATGGTGCGATTTATATCGATGCTCGAGGCTCTCTTACTCTTAAAGATCGTGCATATTGCATAGACTCTCAAGCCTTGCCGCCTGTAGTGTTTAACGATGACGGTAGCGAAATTACATATTTTAATGCGGTTTGGCGCCTAGATGACACGTTAGTTTATAACTCTGCCTCTATTACTAAAATAGGCGGTACAGCTCAAATAGCCCAAGATCAGGCCTCGATTGATGAGTATTTTCTCCACTCATATACTCAGCAAAATCTAGTAATGGATACCAACCAAGCCGCGCTCGACTACGCTCGGGCTTACGTAGCAAGCCGCAAACAGACTCGCACCCGTTGCGATGCTATTGAGTTAGACCTTTATACAGAAAATTATAACGATGGCATTATCGCGGCCCTTGATTTAGATTTTTTCGATCCGGTAGAGATTACGACTAATCAGCCTGGTAACTCGACCCTCCAACAGACTCTACAAGTATTTGGTGTGTCTCATCGAATATCGCCTAACTCATGGAAAACGACATTTACAACACTAGAGCCGATTATCGACGGCTTTATATTAGACTCATCACTATATGGAGTGCTCGATACCTCCGTATTAGCTTACTAAGGAGCAAGGTTATGGCAGCTGGATTAGGTTTTAAGACCTTTACTACAGGAGAGGTATTAACGGCAGGTGACGTAAACGGCTACCTCATGCAAGGGATTTTAGTTTTTGCTACGGAGGCAGCTCGTAACTCAGCCATAACCTCACCGCAAGAGGGTCAATTTGCCTTTACTAAAGATACTAACTCTCTCTGGTATTACACGGGTGCAGCTTGGGTTGCCTCGGCAGGTACAACACTAGGCTTTAACGCGCAGACAGGTACGACTTATACCCTCGTAGCCGCAGATGCCTCGAACAAATTGGTGACTACATCTAACGCTGCCGCCGTTACTGTGACCGTACCGCCTAGCGTTTTCGCAGCTGGTGAACAGATTAACCTACAGAGTATCGGCGTAGGGCTAACCTCCTTTGCTCAAGGTGCAGGTGTAACCATTACATCAACAGGTGCAAGTGCAGCTGCTCCAATTCTTAGAGCGCGTTATTCAGCTTGTACAATTATATGTACGGGATCAAATACGTTTACAATTTTGGGTGACCTGAGCTAATGAGTCCAATTCTAGGCATTGTTGCTAGTCAAAATTATTCTCGAATCGTCACTTTGGATGTCGATTATTTAGTCGTCGCAGGTGGCGGCGCAGGTGGCGGACAAACCGGCGGCGGTACTTTCTTTTGCGGTGGCGGCGGCGGCGCTGGCGGCTTAAAAACTGCAAACACATTTTCTGTAACTGGGTCTGCAACAGTTACGATTGGCGCTGGTGGTTCAGGTGTAAGTGGTAAAGGATCTAATTCTGTTTTTAGCACGATCACATCAACAGGTGGTGGTTATGGTGCTGGATCGGCTGTCCAATACGGCGGAGATGGTGGAAGTGGCGGCGGCGGTCGCGCAGCAAACTCGATTTACTTAGCGGGACCCGCTTCTCCTACTGGACAAGGTAATGATGGCGGTAACGGTCGCTCGGGTCAAAGTGACGGAAATGGTGCAGGTGGCGGCGGTGGAGCAGGTGCGGTTGGCGGAACTGGCACAACAACAAACGGCGGCAACGGTGGAAGCGGTTCTTCCAATTCATTAAGTGGAAGCGCGGTTACTTACGCAGGTGGCGGCGGTGGTGGTACAACTAACGGCCTTGGAACTGTTGGTTCGGGCGGAACCGGCGGCGGTGGTGACGGTGTTAATTCAGGAGTAGGAACGGCTGGAACTGCAAATTTAGGTGGCGGCGGTGGCGGTTCATCAACTTTCAATAATGTAGGCGGCAACGGTGGAAGCGGTGTTGTTATTTTGCGATATTCAGACACCCGAACAATTACCATTGGGGCAGGATTAACAGGTTCAACAAGTGCAGCTAGTGGCGGATATAAAAGAACCACAATAACCGCTGGCACTGGAAATGTGAGCTGGGCATAATGGCACACTATGCGTTTTTGGACGAAAACAATATTGTTACTGAAGTTATTGTCGGTATTGATGAAACCGAAACTATCGAGGGTTTAGATCCTGAGACATGGTACGCAAACTTTAGAGGCCAAGTCTGCAAGCGTACTAGCTACAACGGCAACATAAGATTTAATTATGCCGGTATCGGTTGTACATATGATCCTATTGACGATGCTTTTATAGCTCCGCCGTTATGTAATCACGATGAGTTATTACTGAATAACCTAAAACGGTGGGAGTGCTCGAATAAGGATCATGAGGTTATTCGTGGAGACTAGTTACAACGGATACCCGGCCTCTAAAGATCCGGCCGAGATAAACATAAAGTCCTACCCGGTCAAGGGTACGGATCGTAAGCTAAGGTGCGCCGAAAGCGTGGGCCCGCTTTTGGCCGCCTTTGCTGCCGAGTTTCACGAGCTAATCGAGCCGATAGATGAGGGCACCTTTGACGACTGGGCCTATGCCTACCGGATGGTAAGAGGCAACCCTACAAAATTATCCTGCCACTCATCCGGGACGGCTATTGATCTCAACGCTACTAAGCACCCGCTCGGTAAGTACGACACTTTCCCGGCTGAGAAAATACCGATGATTAGAGCCCTTGCTAAAAAGTACGGCCTCAAGTGGGGCGGAGACTTTAAGACAAGGCCGGACGATATGCACTTTGAGGTAGAGGTAAGTGCCACTAAGGCAAAAGAATTAATTAACAAGTTAGGATTACAAGATGCCAAGTAGCGCTCAGATATCTGTAGGTACAACGGCTACTCTTTTAGTAGCTGCAACTGCTTTTGATCAGACCGCATATTTACATAACCTTGCCGGCGGTGGTGGTGGCGGTGGTGGCGGTGGTGGTAATAACCCTATTTTTATCGGCGCAGCTAACGTAACTACATCTAACGGCTATAAATTAAATAGCGGCGCATCTCTTACCTTAATGGTCGGAGATCACGAGGCTCTATACGCTATATGCGCTAGCGGTACGGTAGACGTATCGGTATTAGTACAGGTCAATTAAAGGGCATTACAGGAGAGCACAATGAATAAAAAGCAATTAGAGGCAGCTGCTAAATCATACGCACGAGCAGCGCTCGCATCCGTAGCAGCTTTATATATGTCCGGTATTACTGATCCAAAAGTATTAGCTAACGCTTTTATCGCCGGCCTCGTAGGTCCGCTACTTAAAGCGGTACAACCAAGCGAGAAGCAATACGGCATAGGCTCTAAATGATCCGGGCCCTGATAGGGGTATGCGTGGGGACACTACTCCTATCGGGGTGCGGTTACGACGGATGGGTGAGATATGAGTGCCAAGAATACGAAAACTGGGAGGCCCCTGAGTGTACTCCGCCTCAATGCGAGGTTACCGGCACCTGCACTAAGGACCTTATTACGAAAGATGAATAAAGAAAATAAACGGCTAACGCCTGAGGATATACACGCTCGCCTCATATTCTTAATTGGCGCGGTACTAGCTCTAACCTTTTTTGTAATTACCGGAGGTGCCGTATACGCGCTTGTCTTTGTTACTCAGCCGGTAGGAGCTCAAGCGCCTAACGATCGTGACTTTATACAACTCTTACAAACCTTGGCCATATTCTTGACCGGTGCCCTTGGCGGTGTTTTAGCCGGTAATGGCCTTAAGTCTAAACCTAAAGAGCAGCCTAAGGCCGACACGCCAAACACGAATACGCTTTGATATCTGACTTTTTGCCCTCATACTGATACTACAAACGCTGAGAGGGCTACTCGGTTAGTAGCTTGATCGGCCTTAACAAAGGGCTAAGTATATGAATAGTGCAGATATATTAATTGCTGCTTTTGCAGCTTTTATAGGTTTTATGTTTATGGTAATTGGCTACTCAATAGGTTACCGACAAGGGCACGGCGAGGGTTTTATTCGAGGCCGCGCTATCGCTCAAGCTCTACGCGATAAGGAGCTTATCTAATGTCATTTTTAGATAATTACGAGGATGTAAATAGTCGTATTAAGCGCTTTAGATCAGAGTACGCGAGCGGTCGATTAGTGGCTTATATCGAGAGCTTTGACGTAGAAAAAGGCACGATCCTAGTTAGAGCTGAGGCTTACCGTGAGTATGAGGATACGGTGCCTAGCGCCGTCGATTACGCTTTTGGTAACGTCAATACCTACCCTCAAAATATGCGTAAGTGGATGGTCGAGGACACAATTACGAGCGCCTACGGTCGAGTGATCGGGCTATTAACTCCAAGTGAGGGAGGCCGGCCGACACGTCAAGACATGGAAAAGGTCGAGACTCTACCGGCAAGCGCTGATCCATGGAGTACAAAAGCATCTATCGAGGATATGGCCACGATGGCGAGCTCGGTATTAGAGATCGCTACGCAACTCGGAGGCGAGCTAGTAGCTGAGGCTCCTCGATGTGCTCATGGCACGATGATATGGGCCGAGGGCACGGCTAAATCAACGGGCAAGCCATGGGCCGCGTACAAGTGCACCGAGAAAAACCGCGCTAATCAATGTAACCCGTATTGGCACGTACTCGGCTCCGATGGTAAATGGAAGCCGCAGGTATAACCATGGGCGAGATTACATACATAAAAGACGGTATCGCTACGACTATCCATGACGACGGATCTACAAGCTCTCGGCCGATGGATCAATGCGACTCATGCGGTGAGTGGGTTAGTACTTACGGCGGGTTCAATGTCCGAGATGTAGCCCGGGAGGTCGTAATATGGCTGTGTGCAGCGTGTCGCGCGTAGCTAAGGTAATACTCGATAGATCCCAAGAAATATTAGCTCATCAAAAGGGACTCGAGAGAGCCATAGCTATTAACGCCGATCCCAATGATGCTAATCAATTTGGGCAACGCTTTAGCAATTACCACGAGTTTATATGGCAAAAGGCCGAGGCCGCTGGGGCTGAGACAGCTGTAGCTAATTACTTTGGCGATTATGGCTTTGTACCTAAGGTAAACACGTTTCACAATGAGGCCGATGTAGGTCAAAATGTCGAGGTCAAATGGACTAAACACGCGAGTGGCCATTTAATCATACAAAATAGGCAAGATCCTCGGCCTAATGATGTAGCTATATTGGTTACTGGATGGAGCCCGGTTTATACGCTGCTCGGGTGGATGCCAGTACATATGGCTATGCAGCCACGCTACAGGCATCCTCACCAAGATAACTACTGGGTACCTCGAGCTAGTTTATTTGAGATGCAATATCTAAAGAGGTCTAACTATGGCGACATATAAAACTAAATGCCGCCTATGCGCTCGCATTACTGAGCATATTGAAAGAGTGGTAACCGATAACCTGCCACCGTACGTTAAAACGCTCCAATGCGTTAAATGCGGTGTTATGGGTGTAGTGATGCTGGAGGATCTAAAAGATGCCGACCTATGAATATGAGTGTATTAGCTGCAATATCCGATATGAGACGGTAGAAAAGATAGGCGAGCACACTACGCCTTATTGCTGTAATTTGATGATGAGGCAGATATATCACGCTCCGGGTATTAGCTTTAAGGGTACGGGATGGGGTAAGGATGCCTAAAGTATTAGATTTGTTTTGCGGTGCAGGTGGGGCCTCAATGGGCTACGCCAAGGCAGGTTATGAAGTCGTAGGTATGGATATTAAACACGGTAAGCGTTACCCCTTTAAGTACATCCGCCGCGATGTAATGACCCTTAGGCCTGAGGATTTAGATGGCTTTGACTTAATCCATGCCTCGCCACCGTGCCAAACTTATTCGGTGACTAAACACTTACGTGTAGCTCAAGGTAAAACTACAAGTAAGCAAGATTTACTCGCTCAAGTGCGCTCATTATTGGTAGTAACAGAGATACCGTACGTAATAGAAAACGTAAAGGGAGCTCCGCTCATAGATCCCGTACAGTTATGCGGATCAGCATTTGGGCTCAAAGTGCGTAGGCATAGACTCTTTGAGTCGTCGATGGAGTTACGCGGTACAGATTGCCACCATAAAGAGCAAGGTAAACCTGTAGGTATTTATGGCTCGATGCGTGATGAGATCCCGGGCGGTGGACACACAGCTAAAACAATGGATGAGGCACGTGAAGCGATGGGTATTGACTGGATGATATGGGGCGAATTAGTCGAGGCTATTCCACCGGCATACACTCATTACATAGGGCAACAGATATTGAGTATTAAATGAGTTATCCACAGAAGTTATCCACAAATGTTAATAGCTTGTGGGACACGCTCAAGAGCACGCTCAATGTTGCATCATATTTGACTATAGGAGTACGCTCCATACTCGCAGGCGAGCCGCTACCGCGGATAGCTCGCAGGCGTAGTTTGGTGCTATTGGCCGCGCTATTTGTATTGAGCAATACATCAAATGCAATAGCGGTAAACACTACAAAAGATAAAGATAACTACAAACTATATGCACATATGAAAGTAGTAAGTGCAAAACAGTTTAGATGCTTAGAGTTATTATGGAATAAAGAGAGTCGATGGGATCCACGAGCAGCTAATCCTAAGAGCTCTGCATATGGGATACCTCAGATGCTTAGATTAAAAGTATTAGATCCATATAGGCAGATAGATCTAGGACTCAAGTACATCGCACACAAACACCGCACTCCTTGTAAAGCGTGGGAGTTTCATAAGACAAGGGGCTGGTATTGATGGTCAGAGGTAGACAAGATCCAAGAGTGAGTAGCAAATATAAGAAAGCCCGATTAGTCGTATTAGCAAGGGATGGCTATACGTGCGCCTATTGTGGGCAAGATGCTACAACAGTCGATCACATACAGAGCATCAAATCCGGAGGAGATCCGGTTAGTTTGGACAATATGATCGCATGCTGCAAGTCATGTAATAGCTCAAAAGGATCACGCTCACAAGGCGTTTTTTTAGCGTCCGTTTCTACCCCCCCTGCCTTTCGGAAACAAGCCTCCCCAAAAACCACTAGTACAGTCCTAGCCGGTCGGCAGACGAGCGAAATCAAACCGAATGAGTAGTAAAGTGGAGCAGATATTCCCGGGCCGTACGGGGGCTACAGAGCCTCGTTTACATAGTCCCTATCTCAAGGGCCCTAACCGCGGTGATGAGATTGCAGAGCTAGCCGAGTCCATCGGTCTCCCGCTTTTACCATGGCAGGATTTTGTAATCCGTGACATGACCTCAATATCTGAGGATGGGATGTTTAGGCGACGTAGTAATTTGGTGCTTACGTCACGCCAACAGGGTAAAACTCACCTCGCGCGCATGATGATGCTTGGGCATATGTTTTTATTCGATAGCCCTAACGTGCTGATTATGAGCTCGAATAGATCCATGGCCTTAGACACTTTTAGGCAAGTGGCTTACGCGATAGAGGGCTCAGCTGAGCTTAGTAAGAAAGTACGTCAAATCAGGTACGCCAACGGTACCGAGTCTATCGAGCTTAAAAACGGGCATAGGCTCGATGTAGTCGCAGCTACTAGAGACGGATCTCGCGGTAGGTCGGCCTCGTTTTTGTACATTGATGAGATCCGTGAAATCAGCGAGGAGGGCTTTAGGGCTGCAACTCCTACTACTCGAGCTAAGGCCAATAGTCAGAGCTTATATACCTCTAATGCCGGCGATGCGTTTAGTACCGTACTTAACGATCTACGCGAGAGGGCTCTTAGTTTCCCGCCTGAGACTTTTGGCTTTTACGAGTACTCAGCTCCCCAATTTTGTAAGATCACAGACCGCGACGGATGGGCCTACTCAAACCCGGCCCTCGGGTACCTATTTGATGAAAGCGTTTTAGAGGAGGCCGTTAGTACCCAAACGGTCGAAACGACTAAGACTGAAATGTTATGTCAATGGATTACATCAACCCAATCACCTTGGCCTCATATGGCTATCGAGGATGCAGGAGATGAGTCTTTAGAATTGTCACCGGGGCCTCTTACTATTTTCGCCTTTGACGTGGCACCGAGTCGTAGAGATGGGTCGCTCGTAATGGGTCAAGTCCTCGCCGATGGCAAGATCGGCGTACAGGTACTCGAGGTATTTCACTCCGAGGTATCCATCGATGAGCTCTTTATGGCCGACCATATTGCCAAATGGTGCAAGGAGTACTACCCGCGTACGGTTTGTTATGACAAGTACACCACGGCCTCAATTAGCAAGCGCCTCGAAATTAATGGCATCCATACGACCGATATATCAGGTCAAAAGGGGTATCAGGCCTCAGGGGATCTCTACGAGGCTCTAGCTAATAAAAGGCTTGTACATCCGGGCCAAGATTTACTCGTCACCCATTTTTCTAATTGCGCGGCTAAAGAGTCTGATAGCTCGTGGCGTATAGTGCGTAGGAAATCCGCCGGGCCCGTAGATATTGCTATTGGCGTAAGTATGGCCGTCCACATCCTTAATCAACCTCTAGGCGAGGCTAAGATTTATATGTAGACACGCCGCTTAATACCTGATTTTGTCCTTGACATTTTGGGAAAATTGCTCCATGGGATTACTACAAACTCTAGGGCTTAAGTCAGCTGCTAAGCCGACTATCGAGGCACAGTACGCACCCGCCGTAATGGATACTACGTATGGCTACGGATCATTTAATACTAATAGCGCTTTTGGATATAACGGTATTGGTATCGATCGTAACTTTGCTTTACAGGTAGCAAGTGTTGCACGTTGTCGTAATTTGATCGCCGGCGTTATCGCATCTATTGATTTAGCATTATACAAAAAATCTACCGGCGAAAAATTGGGATCTCCATTATGGTTAGAGCAACCTGATATCCGCCAACCTCGCAGCCTTACAATTAGCGCGACCGTAGACTCACTAATTTTTTATGGGGTCAGTTATTGGCGCGTGACCTCATTATATGCCGACGACGGACGGCCTAGCGGCTTTGAGTGGGTAGCTAATAACCGAGTTACATATACGACTAATCAATACGGTACAGAGATCCAAGATTATTTCGTCGATGGAAATCTAGTACCTATGGGCGGTATTGGATCTCTTGTAACGTTTCAATCGTTGCTACCTGGTGTATTGCAGAGTGCTAGTACGACTATCCGCGCCGCTTATGACATACAAAAAGCAAGTGCGGTAAGTGCAGCTACACCAATGGCAACTACAGTATTAAAAAATAACGGTGCTGATCTACCTGAGTCACAGATCCAAGGCATCCTCGCAGGATGGAAAGCCGCTCGCCAAAATCGTAGTACGGCATATTTGACCTCGACTCTCAGCGTAGAAAATATTGGCTTTAGTCCTAAAGACATGATGTATAACGAGGCATCTCAATATTTATCTACAGAAATCGCGCGAGCTATGAACGTACCGGCGTATTACATTTCAGCCGACATGAATAACTCGATGACATATCAAAATATTATCGATGGTCGTAAAGAGTTTGTAGCGTATTCACTACAGCCTTACATCTCTGCTATTGAAGATCGCCTCAGCATGAATGACATTACAAATAGTCAAAATCAAGTGCGTTTCGCGGTAGACGACTCATTTTTACGTGCAGATGCAAAAGATCGTTTAGACATTATCGAAAAGATGTTAAATCTACAGTTAATCGACGTAAACCAAGCTCGACAAATGGAGCAACTAACACCGCTAGGAGATACAAGTGCTACTAACGTTTAGCCAAGAAATCCAAGCTGCCGATACAGAGCGGCGCATCGTATCCGGACTCGTTGCACCATATGGCGAGGTCGGTTTTACAAGTGCGGGCCCTGTAATGTTTGAGCGCGGCTCTATTGCTATCCCGGATGCATCAAAAATAAAATTACTATCGCAGCATCAACAGGATAAACCTGTAGGTCGCGCTATCAGCTTTAGCGAGGCTAACAATGGGGTTTACGGATCCTTTCGTTTATCGAGCAGCACTCGGGGACAGGATGCTCTCGTACTAGCTCAGGAAAACCTAGTAAGTGGCTTATCCGTCGGGGTTGATGTAACGGCCTCGAAGCCCATGGGTGATTACCTGTTGGTAACGGCTGCCGTCCTGAAAGAAGTATCGCTCGTTGAGAGCGCCGCTTTTAGTAGCGCATCCGTAACTGATATTGCCGCAGCGCGAGCAGCGCTCGAAGCCGCGACAAGCACAAAAGAAAAAACTACAACGATTAATACGACAATCGTAGAGATCGAAACCGAAACAGAAACCGAAAGCGAGGAAGCTGTGACTACAGCCCCAGAAAATACACCGGAGGAGACTCCGGTAGATACACCGGTCGAGGCTGAAAAAGTCGAAGCCGCTCGTAAGATTATTCGCCCATCTGTACTGGACTCTCAGAGACTACGTACACCTATTACATCGATGGCTACATACACAGAGCACAAAATCAAAGCTGCTTTAGGCGATGACACATCAAAGCTATACGTAACCGCAGCGGATGATAGTTTTTCTACAAACCCTGCATTTTCTCCTACACAGTACCTATCTGAGTTTGTATCTAATACTAACTTTGATACACCTATGATTAATGCCCTCAGCTCTGGCACTTTGCCGAATAGTGGAATGACGATCCAAATCCCGTCTTTGGTTACCTCAAGTGGCGGCCAAAATGGTGTAGCACCTGTAGTAACAGTAGAGGCCGAGGCCGGCGCTGTACAAAATACAGGCATGGTTACAGAATACCTATCAGGTACAGTAAAGAAATATGCGGGTATGAATACGCTGAGCGTTGAATTGCTCGAGCGGTCAGATCCCAACTTTTATGCCGAGCTCACAAATCAGTTACAGCGAGCCTATTCACTAGCTACAGATGCGGCCGTAATTGCGGACGTAGTAGCCGGTGGCGTGCAAGGCACAGCGGTAGCGGCAACTAGCGCCGGTATTATCTCTTACGTATCTACAGAGTCAGCTAACATCTACAAGAATACGAGCTACTTTGCTAAGAATTACGTAGCGGGCCCATCACAATGGTCACTACTAATGGGTGCAACTGATACAACAGGTCGCCCAATTTACAATGCAGCGGCACCTATGAACTCAGGCGGCCTCTCAACTCCTACATCAATCCGCGGCAACGTCCTCGGTTTGGATCTATATGTAGATCACCAAATGGTAAGCACTACTATCGATGACTCAGCGTTTATCGTGGCACCGGAGGCGATGACGGTATACCGCTCACCTCAGGCATACATGAGCGTAAATGTCGTAAGTAATTTGCAGGTGCAGGTGGCAATTTATGGTTTTATGGCGACAATCGTAAAGATGCCTAAGGGCCTCGTACGTTACAACCTAACCTGAGATAGACCCTAGTAGTCGGGAGGGCTCTTAGCCCTTTGAGCCCTCCCGGCCTTTAACTTTGAGAGGAGCAGACCATGCCGGCAACTTATGTAACGGAGCAAGAGCTACGCGATAATTTGGGTATTCAGGATTTATACCCGGATAGTGTCGTCGAAGAAGTCTGCCAAACCGCTCAAGATATCCTCAATCAATTTTTATGGTTTGACTCTGCATCGGTCGTAGGTACGACTCTACAAAATAATGTAGCTACCGTAATGATCGCCAACCCTGCAATTTTTACTACAGGCCAGAGCGTAACCTTGAGTGGGTGCGGCTCAACCTTTAACGGCACGTACACAATTACCGGGACTATGCCATGGAGCGCGGGTACTACTAATCTCATCCCGAGCATCGTATGGAATAACTACGCTTGGAATTGGCCAGCGGGTTATAGCTTTATTCAATTTACTAAAGTAGCGGCTAATGCCAATTTTTCTAGAGTCTTACCTTATGGCCAAGCCATAGGCGCGGATCTAAAAACTTTAACCTATGCACAAACCCCAGCCGTACGTGAGGCGGCGATGATCCTCGCGGTCGATATATGGCAGGCGAGGCAGGTCAGCCAAACCGGGGGCGTATCCATCGATGGCTTTAGTCCATCACCGTACAGAATGGGTAATAGCATGATCGGCAAGATCCGTGGGCTCATTTCCGGATACCAAAATCCTTTAAGTTTTATCGGGTAACCATGACCGCACCGATCACTACTCTACGCGCCTCACTAGCTCAGGCGTTATCTAACGTAAATGTTTGGAATACATACAGTTTTCCACCGCCTACAATCACGGCCAACAGTTGCATCGTGGCCCCGGCGGATCCGTACCTCACTCCTAATAACAATGAGTATGTAACGATCTCGCCTATGGCTAACCTAAAAGTTATTTTAACGACCCCGCTCTACGATAATCAGGGCAATTTACAAGGTATCGAAACGATGTTAGTAGCCGTATTTAATAAACTAGCGGCCTCATCAATCGTAATGAATATTGGCAGCGTAAGCGCTCCTAGCGTTTTATCTGTACAAAGTGGAGACCTATTAACCGTTGATATTAATTTATCAATACTAAGTAGCTGGGAGTAGACAATGGCATATACAGAGGATGATCTAAAGTTTTTGCGAAAGATCGGGCAGATCGTAGACGAGCCCGCTCCGGTCAAAGTAGCAAAAGTAAAACCTGAAACAACACCTACAACCGAAAGCGAGGAATAGGCCATGGCCATATTCTTAAGTAATGGAGTGGTCGTAACCCTTAACTCGGTCGATCTCTCAGATCACGTAACGAGCGCTAGCATCTCAAGAGTTTTTGAGGAATTAGAGGTCACGGCGATGGGCGACTCAGCTCGTAAGTACACCAAGGGACTCGAGACATCGACGATTACTCTTGATTTTCTAAATGACACCGCTACAGGCGAGGTCCTACAGACTCTCCAAGCTGCATGGGGTACAACAGTACCTATCACTCTTAAGCAGACAAGCGCAACTATCTCAGCTACTAACCCTGAATATCAGACAACAGTATTAGTAAATAATACAACTGACATTAACGGCGCGGTTGGAGATATCTCTACTCAATCAATTACATTTACATGTAACTCACCAATTACAGTAGATACAACAGTTTAACCAAACTAGAAAAGGGGCAATCAAATGGCACGACTCAAAATAACAAGGGCTACAGGCGAGACATCAGAGCACCAAATATCGCCGCGTATTGAGTATGCCTTTGAGTTATACGCAAAAAAAGGTTTTCACAAAGCGTTTAGAGATGACGAGAAACAGAGCGATGTCTATTGGCTAGCTTGGGAATGTCTACGTACATCTGGCGAAAGTGTTAAACCTTTTGGAGCAGATTTTCTAGATACCTTATCTAAGGTCGAGGTCGTAGACGATCTACCTTTAGCCTAGGGCGGGACTCTGTAACACATTTGGTAGCGCAACTATCAATAAGGTTACAGATCCCGCCTCAAGCGGTACTCGATCTTGATACCGAGATGTTTAAGATGTTAATTAAAGTATTAAACGAGCAAGCGGAGGAGGCTAAAAATGCCAGTCGCAATCAAAGGCGTACGCGAAACGGTTAAGGCACTCCGTAAGATTGATCCTGAAATGCTTAAAGAGATGAATAGCGAAGTACGGGCGGCTATGGTGCCTATCCGTGATAAGGCTCGCGGGTTTGCTCCATCTCCTCAGCCGGATAATCTTTTCAACTGGAATGAAAATACAAAAGGTAAAAAGATTACGGCGCGTAGCTCTATGTTTAGGACTCTCAATACTGAGGGACGTGTCCGCATGTTTCCACTCTATGACGTGGATACAGTTAAAAAAGGGATTTACTACTCTCAGGCTCCAAGCAAGAAAAACCGCAACGGATGGCAAGCTCTTTACTTTGTAGCTAATAAGTCAGCTGC